GATTATGGGTCGCTGCGATCTTCATCCGCTCCACGTCCAGATGGGCCATCGCGATGCGCTCTTTCGACTGCATCTCGGCCATGGCCAGTTGCTGGGCCATGATGCTCGTCTTCGCCTGCGCGTTCTTCGCGGCGGCGTCGGCCTGCTTCATGGCGATCTCAGCTTGCATCATCTGGTTCGGCGGTGGCTGGACCGGGTTGTTGAACGGTCGCAGCACGGATGCCACGTCCTTCACCCCAAGGGCCTCAATGGCCTTCTGGGCGACATAGTGATGCTCCTGCGGCGTATACCACTGGGCGAGCATCGGGTCCTGTTCCAGCGCGTGGGCGAGGCTGCCCCACTTGGCGGCTTCCTTCTCGGCCTCCCCGTAGCCCAGGGCGAACGAGACGGAGCATTGGGCGTCTTCCGGCCACTCGCTGGGATCGACCTTAACCCACTGGCCGGTCAGTTGGACGATCTTCTGCCGGTTCTCGTTTTCGAGGACGAGTAGGTAGACTTCCGTGTATAGGTCACGCAGGAAGTTCTCAGCGAAGTTGCGCGCGATCACCTTCTGCCGAAGCTGACTGACGGTGATAAGCTCGTGGATCATCTCGCCCGAGTTCTGCTTGCTGATCGCGTCTTTGTTCAGACCTTGCGACAGGCTGCTGATGCCGGTGCTGTCTTCGCGCTGCTTGTCGAGAAGCTGGATCGTCTGGAACACGAACGGGTTCAAGCCGGCCTGAGGCATCGGCATGATCTTCGAGGGGTCCTTGACGTTGACGATGCCGCCGAAGCGGTTCTCCATCAGTTCGCGCGGGTTGGCCAGCGCGTTCTGCCCCACGAGCAGCTTAGGGTTGTTCGTGGTCAACACGTGGTTGACGATGGACCGCGTCAGGTAGGTCTTCGCGACCTGAAGGTGTTCCAGCTTTTTCGCGTAGTTCTGGCCCCAGAACGCGTTGGGACGCGGCAGCGGAACGAACGCCTTGAACGGCTTGCGATCGACCGGCTCTTTCTCCAGGATCGTGTCGGAGACCTTCACGACCTTGTAAAGCTGGCTCTCGTCGCTGCCGTCCAGGTCAAGCTCCAGGTAGCACTCATAGACCATCAGCACGCGGCGAGCGTTCTGACCGTCCTCAAGGACCTTGGTGCCGATCAAGTCGTCCGTGGACTGGAAGCGCGCGATCTTCTCGGGCTCCATGGCCATCCACAGGCGGTCATTGGACTGGAGGTCAGCGACCTTGTCCTTGTCGTAGCCGGCCTTGAGCATGGCGCTCACCGTCATCTCTTGCCGGTGGAAGACGAGGTCGGCCGTCTCGATGGACTCAGCCATCGGGCTGATGCCGAACTCCTCACCGGGAAGTTGCTTGATGCGGACTTGAGAGACGTCCTCTTGCACCTTCACAACGACACGCTTGAACGTCATGCCGTCGTCGTCCAGGTCCTTCTCAGTGACCTGTGCCTTCGGGTTGTCCATGAGCCACTGCAAGAGTTCCTCGCGGGCCACGTCGGACAGGTTCATGTAGCGCCACTTGGACGCGACGTCCCACCAGACCTTGACGATCCCCGCACGGGACTTCAGACCTTCCTCGATCGTGTCTCGCAGGATGCCGTAGCCGTCGTTCTGGTCGAACACGACGTGCGTGCAGTAGTCCGTGCGGACCACGGCGGCAGAGACGTCGTCGGCGCTCGTCGGGTTGAACTTCACAGGGCGCGAGTTCGACACGAACACGTCGAGAAGCTGGGCCTTCATGCTCTCGACGCCTTGCCAGACGTCATCACTGACGTAGGTGCTGTCGTTCTCGTGAGCCTTGAATGGCCGCTCGCCGTCGTAGAAATACTGGACCCGCTCACGCTCCTTCGAGAGCTTGCTCTCGCTGAAGCCCACGGATTGTCCGATGCCGTAGTCCAGGATCGCCACAATCCGAGCGTCATCCAGCTTCGGCGTTTTTGTGCCGGTAGACGGCTCCATATTCACTCTCTCCGTATGCGGACCCGTGGTCCTATTCGAGTTTGAGATACCAGTCCGCTTGGTTCTGGTAGGGCTTCCACACGCCTTCGTTGATGTGGCTGGCGATGGCCAGGGCCATGACGTGGTCGTCGTGGTGGCCTGCTTCGGCCTCGTATTTTCCGTTGTCCGTGACGATGAACCGGAGTAGCTCGTTCAGGGTCGTCTCGTCGTAAATCTCAATCGTCTTCCCGAGGACGTGCGCGCGAAGCTCCTCGATCACGAGCGGTTTGCTCTTGACCGTGGTGCTGAAGCCGATCACTTCCGTTTCGGTGTCCGTGATCTTGTCGTAGTGCATCTCGCGGTAGACGTTGCCGTAGGCTTCGTCGATGTGAACGACGCGGTTCGTCAGGATGCCGGGACCGTTTCGCTCGACGCACAGGAAAGCGTCGTTGTAGTAGCGAGCCAATGCGGCCGACACAGTGCCGAACCAATCCGCTGAGACGCGGTTGCTATACCACACGGCGGACTGCCGGCGGTCAGCGTCGAGGACGTGAAGCACGCTGGCATCCTTGTTGACCCCGAAGCCGACGTCGCCGCCGATGTAATAGGTCCCGGCGGGGTCGTGGGGCAGGTAGCAGCGAAGCTCTCCGAACCGGGACGGCTCCCACTTGCGGGCCGGCGTGAGGGACATACGGGCGATCGGGCTGATGGCCTTGTCGAGTTGCTCCCGTAGCATCTGGGGCGCGAACACCGGGGCGCCTGACGTCAGAAACGCCTCGTCGATCGAGGACGGGTATTCCTGGCAGAACAGGTCCGCCCCCTTTTCCGCGATCTTGAGCCGGCGGAACATGAGGTGCGCGTCTGTCAGTGCGTCCCCGTAATCGCGCAGGACGGCCGCAGCCAGGGCCTCCTCATTCGGGGACCGCTCAAAGCCGTCTGTCGGCTCGGCCTCACAGGTTTCGTCCCACCACCAGGGCAGGAACACCAATTCCCAGTCAGACTCGCCTTTACGCGCCTTGTCACAATGCTCGTAGAACATATTGAAGCCCTGAGCAGTGCTTTCCTCAAACACGATCGTTCCGCGAGCGAGCTTACCCGTGGGGACCGCGTCCATGAGGCCGGAATAGTTCTCCAGCGCGGAGTTCTTCGGCCACCACGCGGCTTCAGAGAGGTGGACCGCTGTGAGCGTGTCCCCCCGAACGATGCCCTCGCCGCCGGCCGTCGCGATGCGATACGCGCTGTCCAGGTGGTCGAACACGAGTTCAGTCGTGCTGGAGTTGGTCGTATGTGGCTGGAGCGCGGCGGGCATCTTCGTGTGCCCACGCCGCGTCATGGTGAACAGGTTGGCGGTGGCGGGCTTGTCGTGGGCGACCACGAGCGCCTTCTGCGCCTCGCGTTGGCTGACCCACCAGTAGAGGAACGCCTCCACGAAAGTAGAGCTTCCCATCTGCCGGCCCTTCAGGATGATGAGCCGGATATAGCCGCGCCGCTCAAGCTGGTCGTAGCAGCACTCCAGAAGGCGGCGCTGCGCTCGGTTGAGCGTCAGCGTCACGATCGTTGCGGCTTTTGTTCTGATGTGCCAACAGGTCTTGGCCCAGAACTCGAAGTCGTCGAGGAGGCGCTTACGCGCAGCTAGAGCCCGCTCACTCGGCTTCGTCGGCACCAGCAAGGCTCTCCAGCCACGACTCGGCGGTCTGGACGGTTAGTTCCGTCTTCGACGCCGGCTTCGGCTGGGTGAAGTTCAGGATCGTATTGATCGCGGCCATGCGGTCCTTCGCGGAGTAGACGTGCACTCCATTGTCCAGTTTGGTCTCCACGATCTCGACCGCCGCCTGAACGGCGATCCGTGCGCGGTCATCCGCGAAATCGACTTGTTTGCTCATATTCTCCATGATCCTTGGCGCTATGATACGCGCGTCTGCTTCAGCCCGCCTGCGTAACTTCCGCCCGACGTAGGTGTAGAAGATCGGGTTGAGGTTCCGTTCAAAGGTGAGCGGGAAGCCTGGGCGTCCCTGGCCGGTGTGGACGCCCCGGGGCTTGGCCATTACTGACCCATGCCCCCTGGCATCCCCCCTGGCATCCCGCCGCCGGTTCCCGGACCCTGAGGGGGCATCCCGGGCGGCTGCGGGGGCGGCGCCATGGTCCCCGGACGGGGCTGGCCCGCCATCGCGGACTGCCGGCGCATACGGACGGCTCCGGCGATCTTCTGGACCGTCTGGGCACCCGCAGGGCCGTTAAGGGGGCCTTGATGTGCCTTCAACGCGGCGCCTTGCAGCGGCGTCAGTTGTCTGGCCTGGGTCAGCCCGTCGATCGCCATGTGCACCTCAGGCGGGGAGACGCCTGGGACGCCCGAGATGGCGGCGACGTGTTGCCGGAAGTCGCCCTGAGGCTGACCGCCGGCCGGCTGTCCCATGGGGGACATCATGCCCCCTGAGGCGCCGCCGGCCGCGCCCAGCGTGCGGGCCATGTTCAGCCGGCGCTGGGCCGCGAAGGCCATCTGCTGGCTGTGCCCGTGGTGCAGCGCGGCCATGCCGGCGGACGCGGAGGCCCCGGTGTGGGGCACAGAAAGGTGTGGTTGCATCATTTTCCTTGTCCGTAGCCCGTCAGCGGGCCGAGGTGTGCTTGCAGACGGGCTGCGTTGGCCGGGTCAGCGGCGAGTAGCTGCGCGAGCGCGAGGCGCCGTCCAGCTTTGGTCTTGCCGTTTACGTCCGGGTTGCGGAGGTGATCCGCGAGGGGCGTCAGGTCTGGCGGAACGCTGGCGTAGGCGTCCCCCTCCTGTTGGAGATTGTGGGCATACGCCAAGGGGTTCACGACGCCCTTCACGCCGCCAGTCTCGGGATCGACACCCGGAGCGGTCTCGAAGCTCAGGAGGTCTTGCCGCAGCTTGGTAGCGACCGCCCTGTCCATCCCCGTAGGGGTGGTCTTCAGCCACTCCGTCGTGCCCGGGGCGACAGCGCCGCCGTCTTCCGCCGCCTTGACCCGAGCGAGAAGCTGGGGCGGGGAGGGGTTGCCGGGGAGGCCCTGCGCCAGATAGGCGGACGCGTGGGAGGGGTGTCCGCCACGAGGCGCCTGCGCCTGTGCCGCCGCGACCTGTGCGGCCATGGTCGGATCGTCCGCGACCGCGTCCCTTACCGTCTGGGGCGTGTCGGGGCTGAGCGTGGAGGGCGGCGTCTGGGCCGGCGGTGTCCGGGTCTTCGCCGGAAGCGGCGTATTCACCGGGACCGGATCGGGTCGGTTGCCTGTGTCCGGGTCGGGCTGGTCTTCGGCGTCCATCTGGGCCTGCGCTCTCGCCTTCATCTGTTCCATCAGGCCGGTGGCCGGACGGGATGGGATGGGAGGCGGGACAGCGCCGGGAGCCGGACGGACGAACCCAGGGACTGGCCCAGGGGTAGGTTGAGCCGGACGGACGAACCCAGGGACTGGCCCAGGGGTAGGTTGAGCCGGACGGACGAACCCAGGGACTGGCCCAGGGGCGTTCGCCGCATCCATGGAGTCCTGCGCCTGCGAGCGGACCTTGTTCATCAGACTGACGGCGGGCTTGCTGGCTGTCGTCTGGGGACCATAAGGCCCCACAGGTGTCTGCGGGGGCGCCTCAGGCGCCGCAGGGGCCACCCCAGCCGGCGAGCGGATGCTGTCCGGGTCAATCCCCATGCGGGACAAGGCGCGCTGCGCCGCGATGCGTTGCAGCACGATCGGCGGCGTGTTGGTCCCGAGGAGCCGATCGCTGGCAGCGCCGAGGCCGGCGCCGATCTTTTCTTGAATACCCGAGCCGTGTCCGGCGATAGCCGCAGCGAGGCCCATGGGGTTCCCCGAGAGAACCTCAGCGGCCGGCGCGATGACCTTGCCGGCGAAACCGCCAGCGGCTTGTAGCGGCCCGGTGCCCTGGTTTCGGAACGACTGCCTGGAGACCGTGTTTAGGTCCAGGAGGTCTTCCTTGAACTTCGCCAGTTGGCTGTCCGAGAGGCCGTGGTCCAGGCCGTCAAGTTGACCGAAGGACGACCCAGGGTCGTCCGCCAGGGTGTTGTTGTGCCGCAGCGCCTGACTGTAGGCCGCGTTCATCGTGGTCAGGGCGTCCCGGCTGGCGCCCTGGGACTTCGCCGCGAGGATCGTTTGCGCCACCCGAGCGTCGTAGTCGCGCTTCAGGCTGTTGGCGATCTCGAACGGCGTGTTGGCGGGGCCGGCGTTGGTGGCCGTCTGCGCCCGTTCGTTCATGTCTTGCCCGACGCGGACCCAGGACTTCGCCTCCTCAGGCGTGTTCGGGGAGTAGCGGCGGGACATCAGGCTGTCTGCGGCGGACTTGATGCCACCTTGGACGGCGCCTGCGGCTTCCCCCGCGCCCATCGTCGCGCCGCCTGTAATGGCGGCGTTCCCGACCTGGGACGGGTCCACGGAGCCGGTGCTGTCGTATTGGTCGAGGGCGCTCTGCGCACCCGCACCGCCCGAGGCGAGTGCGAGACGGCGCGCGGTGGACCCACCGAACTTGCCGAACGGCAGCGCGGACGCCGCCGCGTCACCCGCCGCGCGAGGCAGCGAGCGGAGCATGTCCTCCGAGGAAGGCGTGCTGCGGCCGGCGGACTGAGCCCGCTCCCCCGCTGCTTGCCCCTCTCCGAGGGCGCCGGCCACCGCCGCCGCGCCAACAGGGCCGCCGACAGCGCCGCCAGCCATGGCCGCGCCCATTGTCGGAAGGCCACTCACGACGCCGTGTGCGACGTCCCCGGCGGCGCGGCTGAAGTTTCCCTGACCGAGATCGGAGACGATGTCCCCGCCGCGATTGTGGTAGCCCGCCGGGGCCTTCGGCGCGTTGTCCTGAAGCCACGATCCGCCCGAGCGTAGGGTGTCCCCGACGCCGGCCGGAAGGCCCGCTGTGTCGGAGACGGAGCCCAAGCCCGACGTGAGCGAGCCCAAGGACGACATCGCGCCCCCCGCCCCGGCCTTCAGGTCGTCACTGAAGCTGGACGACGGCTGTGCGGCTGGGGACCCGGTGGCGCTTTGTCTCATGCGGTCGACGAACGCCAACTGATCCGACGTGGACAGGTTCTTGAACCCGTCGTCAACAGTGGCGGTGCGCGAGGACCCATCGGGCATCTGGAAGGTCAAGTCTGCCACGAAGGGCCTCCTGGTTAATGCAGAGTGAAGCTAAGTCCGGTGTGTGGATCAGTGACCGGAGCCCCGACCTTTCCGGGGACGTTCTGGTCATACAGGCCGGTGGAACTGACATCGCGGGACCACTGATCGAGAACCTGATTGCGCCAGCTACTGAGCGCGTCTGGGTCGCGCCGGAACTGCGTCTGCTGGGCGGGCGGAAGGGCACCCCAGGCATCGCCCAGCTTGGCCTTCATCGCGTTCAGCCGTTGGATACCCGTGACGACCTGGGTGAGAGCCGCTGGGCTCTTGTCCATGGTCGCCATACCTTCCATGACCGTATTGAACTCACGCTGCGTGCGCATGTTCTTGCCCATGATGCCGCTGCCGCGCTCCTGGGACATGATGGAGCCCATAAGCTGCCCGACGTCCGGGTTCGCGCCAGCAACCTGCACGCCGAAGTAGTTGGCGACAGCGCGCTTGGCGGCGGCGATGCCGGGGCCGGTGCTGGCCTGCCCCGAGGACAGCAGTTGCTGCATGGCGTCGAGTTGTGGCGCCTTGATCCGCGCCTCCATGCCGCCGTCGATGATCTCCTCCGCGTCGTTGCCTGCCTGTTTCGCGGACAGCGCAGCGGCAGCGGCGCCGCCGTTGACGCGCTCGTTGCTGTTGAGCAGCTTTCCGTAGGTGAGGCCTTCAAGCACCGTGTTGTGGGCGATCGTGGCGTCCGCACGTTTGTTGTCGATGCCGAGTTGTTGCGTCTTGATCCCCATCTCTTGCTGCTGCATGTGAAGCTGCTGCGCGAGACGCGTGTCGTTAATGCCGACCTGGGCCAGTTCCATCGCGTTCTTGTTCTGCTGGCTGACCGCGCCGAGGTCCTGCCCGCGCACGCTCTGGAACGCGTCTCCAGCGTTCTTCATGCTGTCCGCCATGGTCCTGCCACCCAGCATCCCGAGGCCCATCGCGATGTATTTGTCCCCGGGACCCATCATGCTCGTGACCGGCTGGTATCCCAGCTTTTTCGCCATCGACATGATCTCGTCGGAGTTGATACCGATGCTCGCACCCTGGGACGCGGGGTCCCCGGCCTGGGTCGACTGCGCGTTCGCGAGGCGCCCTGAAGGCGACCCGCCGGCCATCATCGCGGACGGCCCCATACCGGCCTTTGTGTTGTAGTAGTCGCTGACGGACTGGAGCGCCTGTGCGCCCGTCATGTTCGGGCTGAGGATCGTCCGGTTTCCAGCGATGGCCCCCGGCGTGAGTAGCTGGGAGATGGGCGTGTCCGGGTGCGTCAGTAGCGCGGCGGCGCCTTGTCCGCCCAGCAGCCAGGAGGCGCGAAGCTGGTCGTCCGTCGCCGGCCGTCCCGTGGCGCTCTGGATGGTCTGGTCGTTCTGCTGAAGGATCGAGGAGCCGGCGAGGGCCTGAACCTTCGGGTCGTTCTTGTCTGCCATGGAGTAGCCCTGGCCGGCGGGGGTATCCAGGAACTGAGACTGGAACGTCCCGTCCGTGATCTGGCTGATGCCTGAGGCGGACGAGTGCTTGTTCTTGGCGTTCGGGTCGCCGCCAGACTCGCCGGGGAGAAGCGACTGCCAGACGCCCTGGTAGCGGTTCCCTGTGGGGGCCGGTGAGGGCGGTGGGCCGGCAGAAGCGCCGGGACCAGGAGGCGCGCCGGGGGCCGAGGGAGCCTGAGGGGCCGTAACGGGGCCTGAAGGGGGTCCTGAGGGGGCCTGAGGGTTCCCTGGTGGGGTTGTAGCGGGCTGACCCGCAGGGGACCCGTAGATGCCCTGTGGCGCCTGCTGTGTCGGTTGTCCGCCCGGGGTGCCGGGTGTCTGGGACCCCAGGTCCATCTTCAGGGGTGCTGCTGCGTCGCCCGCCGCGTCCAACGACTGGACCGTCGAAGCGGCATCGGGTGCCGGGGACGATGGGGTGTTGGAAGCCGCTGCCGCCGCCAGAGCGGCCGGCGGGGGTGCGCTGGAGGACGGCATGGGTCCCGGAGCGGGGCCTGCCGCCATCGCGGCGCGAGCCGAGAACAGCGGGTTATGGAGGAAGTCGCTGACCCCCGGGCGAAACTGCTGGACGCCAGCGTCCATGGGTGACGGCGGGGGGGCCTGAGGCGGCGCCAGTAGCGCCTGCGGGATCGTATTGGTCGCGTCGGGGGCAATGAGCCCGATCGCTTGAAGCTGTTGCAGCGTCGAGGGCTGCGCCAAGGCGCCGATGGGCATAAGCTAACTCCTGGTTCAGTAGTAGCCACTCAGCCCGGTAGGCGCCGTCCCGTAAGAGGCGGCTGCGTAGGTGGCGTTATTCTGGTTCGAGTAGACAGGGGCATTGGCGGGCGATGTTCCGTTGCCGGACGCAGCCGAGTTCTTGTAGATGCCGTATCCGAGCGATGCGGCGCCCGCGAGCGCGCCGAGCGGATTGAACGGCGCCTGCACCTGGGAGCTTGACGTGCCGGAAGTCCCGAGCGGGGTCGAAACGATGCCCCAATAGTTCCCCAAGACGTTCTGGTCGTAGGTGTT